GAATAGGTGGCATAGATGGCTCAATTGGTAGCTCGATGTCAATTAGCCTAAGAACTGGCAAATGGTATGATCACGCGACCGAAGACAAAGGCGGTGATCTCATATCGTTATATGCAGCCGTTGCAAATTTGACGCAGGGCGAAGCTGCAAGCGAATTGCAGGGCGAGGCTAATATACTGCGAATGCCTAAACAATCTAAGGCTAATAAACCATTGGTTTCCGAGTCAGATTGGGAACACGCACTTACTAAGCCGACAACACCTGCGCCAGAACATTGGGAACATGGCGAACCGACAAAAGTTTACAAATATGCAGACACCGCTGGCCGTCCAGTTGGAGTTATAATGCGGTGGGATTTGCCAGATGGCAGAAAAACAATCAGTCAATGTAGCTGGATGCGCCATAAAAAGACCGACCGATGCACTTGGAAATGGCAAGCATTTAACGCTCCGCGACCAATTTACAACGCGGAGTTATTAGATAGAAAGCCAAATTCTACTGTTGTCATAGTAGAGGGAGAAAAGGCAGCCGATGCACTATCAACCAAATTGCCGAGCCATGTTGTTGTGTCTTGGGCAGGTGGTTCTAAGGCAATTAACCAGACCGATTGGGAAGTATTAAAGGATCGAAACGTAATTATTTGGCCAGATAACGACAGCCCAGGTAGAACCGCAGGAAAGGATTTGCAGGAACTAACTGGCGGTAAGCTAATAGATGCGCCAAGCGATAAACCAAGCGGATGGGATGCTGCGGATGCAGTTTCTGAAGGTTGGACAACGCAAGGGCTAGAGGAATTGATAGCCACAAGCATGGAACGCCAATCTTTTAATGTTTTGAGTGGTAACGAGGGCCGACCGCAATCTTCCGACGAAGCACTAGCGAGGCGACCAAATGTTATAATTGACGGCTTACTATACGAGCGATCTAAGTTACTGATTGGTGGCGTAGCCAAAGCCGGAAAGTCTCACTTTGCTATGTCTTTGTCGGCTTGCATGGCTTCTGGTCTGCCATTTTTAGAATGGAAGGCACCATCTCCGCAAAAGGTCTTATATGTAGACTTTGAGTTGCACGAATGGGAATTGAACGAGCGTTGCGCATCTGCTTGTAATTGGGATGTGCCAAACAACTTATCAACATTAAGTTTACGGAAGCATTACGATGTGCGCAGCACTAAGGAGGTGAGCCGAGTTCTAAAAACCATCGACGCTAGTAAATACGACGTGATTATTCTCGATTGTCTTTACAAATTTAACAGCGCGGAGGATGAAAACGACAACGCAGCTATGAAAGCAATAGGTTCTTGGATGGACGAGATAATAGCCAAATACGGCATTACACCTATATTGATCCATCACTTTGGTAAAGGAGGTCAATCTGGCAAAGATGTTATTGATAGATTCCGAGGCGCATCGAGTGTCGTTGGAGAGATGGACGGCCTTATATCTATTATCAGCCATGAGAACGAGAATTGTTATATTGTAGACAGCGTCGTTAGATCATTCAAATCAACGCCGGCGTTCGTCGCTCGATGGGATTATCCTCATTGGGTATTGTCTGAAGACCTAGATGCAAGTCGTGCTGCAAAGCCCGGTGCTAAGAAGAAGCAAGGCGACGGCAAAATATTAGACCAAATACCATTTGGTGAAGATAACGCGGTATTTTACAGCGATATTGTATTGGATATGAGCAAGGCAAACTTTGATCGGAGAAGGCAGAAAATAGACAAAATTAAGGTGATTAAGGTGCAGAACGCAGCCGGTCGAGCAGAGAACGCTTTTTACCAATAATAACGATAAGTTTACCTTATGCAGATTAAATACGATAGAGGAGCATCTAATATGATAGAGGAAGCATCTATCCTAGTGTTTAAGCGGTTCTACGTCATGCAGATTAGTTTAGTTAAGCACATTAAAACAGCATTAGTATCGATGGTGTGGGGCCAAAAGCCCACACATCTAGACTCGTTCCTCATAATAATTAAATCTCTTAAGGGTGATGAGGAAGGAAGGAATATATTTTTAATATCCCCTAGTCATCACAAAAGTATATAGAGATTGTTTGTGTAGATAATTAGCATGCCCCAATGGCTATTGAATGAGACACTTAAACAATTCGCATAGGTATTGACACAATCTTGTGTGTGTATTGCATCCATCCCATGACAACAAATACAAAAGATAAACCAAACAGTAAGATGGTTTCATTTAGAATGCCCATCCAATATGTTAACCTGCTGCAAGAACTATCAGATAAGTTTGGGCTGCCTAAGTCAGAAATATTAAGGAGAGGCTTGGATTCCATGAATAAAGCCGACCAGGGTGTTAGTTAATTGGCCCCCAGTTAGAAGGCTTCCGTTCTCAAAAATATTTAGGGTAAACTGACTTGGTGCGTTTTTTTACGCAAAACAAAAAAAAAATTATATGGCACAAAAAATTGAACAACTAAAAGCAGCAGACTTAATTCCTTACGCAGGGAATACTAGAACGCACGACGAAAAACAGGTGGCGCAGGTTGCGGCTAGCATTAAAGAGTTTGGCTTTACTAATCCAATCTTAGTGGATGGCGACAACGGAATCATTGCTGGGCATGGAAGATTGCTCGCTGCTCAAAAACTAGGTTTGGAAGATGTGCCTTGTTTGCGACTCGGCCATTTAACCGACGCGCAGCGCAGAGCATATATCATAGCCGACAACAAGTTAGCTTTGAATGCCGGTTGGGATGAGGATGCGCTAGCCACCGAAATCGAGAGATTGCTAGAAGATGGATTTGATCTAGACCTAACTGGATTCGGAGAAGATGAGATTGCTGACTTTTTGGACCAGGGCGAAAAGGATGGTTTAACCGATGACGACGACGTGCCAGATGCTTCCGACGACCTAGTTACTATTACAGGCGATGTTTGGAAAATGGGAAAGCATCGGCTACTTTGTGGAGATAGCACAAGCACAGAAGATTTGCTAAAGCTATGCGAAGGACAACTCGTCGATATGTGGCTGACCGATCCTCCGTATAATGTAGCTTACGAAGGCAAAACGGCTGATGCGCTGACAATACAAAACGACAAAATGGCCGATGGGAACTTTAGAGATTTCCTTCGTGCAGCGTATTCTGCTGCGGATAGCGTGATGAAAGCAGGCGCGGTATTTTACATCTGGCACGCAGACAGCGAAGGATACAATTTTAGGGGCGCAGCGCACGATGTAAATTGGAAGGTTCGCCAATGCCTAATATGGAAAAAGTCGTCAATGGTTATGGGCCGACAAGATTATCATTGGATGCACGAACCTTGTTTATATGGGTGGAAGGAAGGCGCAGGGCATTTGTGGGCATCCGACAGAACGCAAACGACAATTCTAGAATTCCAAAGACCTAGCAGAAGCACCGAGCATCCAACGATGAAGCCGGTTGATTTGTTTTCTTATCAAATGCTTAACAATACAAAGGGCGACGACCTAGTTTTAGACAGCTTTGCTGGTTCTGGCACAACTGCAATTGTTTGCGAAAAGCACAACCGGCAGGCTAGAATTGTTGAACTTGATCCAAAATACTGCGATGTGATTGTTAGGCGTTGGCAGGAGTTTACTGGTAGCGAAGCCGTCAATGAAGCAACTGGTCTTACATTTGAGAAGACCGAAGCTAAAATGAAGGGCAACCCGGTTGATGGCTAAAGAAGAAAAAGCCATCCCATTTGACGCTATTAGAAAGCGTAACATTGCCAATATCTTAACTAAGGTAAAAGCCGGAAAGTCTTTGACTACTTCCGAGCAGCGGACGCTCGATGACGAAGAAGCGCGGGCCAACGGCAAACGCGAAAAGCGCACGATTGCGCAAATGTCAAAAGAATATCATGCTGCGGTAAGAACTATAAACAGGTGGGTTAAGCTAGAAGCACCATTTGAGGATGACCAGGCAATGAACGCTTTTGTAATGAAACAAAAGCACATCCCCAAAGAATTCATTAAATGGCAAATATCTAAGGGTTTTACAAAGTTAGAGGAAGCGACCGACGAAGAAATAGGCGACGAGTTTGAAAGCCAAGTTAAGCTGCGCGACTTCTACTTTAGCAAACTTAGCGGCGCAGCTAAAAGAAACGATCAAAACCAGATTAAGTATTGGAATGAACTGCTGCTTAAAACGGAAGAAAGTATGCGGCGCACCGAAGCGCACCAGAAAAAGTTTGATTTAGAAAGCGGCGAAACAATCGACCGGGCCGAAGTGCAGCGGATATTGGCTGCAGTAATATACGCAGGGAACGTATGCGTAAGATCGCAAATAAAAGAGATTGCCGAGGTTTTGGCTGCAGAGTCATCGCCGGCCCAAATATATGAAATTTTGTCACCGGCTATCTTGGGCGGTCGCATATTTGAGGGCTTTAAGACACTTACCAAGTCGGAAAGCCAAGTCAAATTGCCGATGTGGGTAGTTGAATGCGTCCAAAGCGAAGGCGAGAACTATCTGGAAGGAGTCGACGTTGTTGCTAAATAAATATCAAAAAGTTAACCCGGTTAACTGGTGCGAGCGCAATATAACGTTAGATTACGGAAAATTTAATTCTAATTTTCATCCGCTGCTAATTGAGCCAATGCGTGCTTTGGCTAATTGCCGAGGTAAAACTGTGGGCCTAATTGGATCGGTGCAGCACATTAAAACGCTGCTTGCGCAGCTTTGGCAGCTGTATTGTTTACACGTCGAGCCTGGTCGCGCTGCGATGTATGATTTGACTGAATCTGCGCTTAAAGAGTTTAGCGACGATAAGTTTACGCCATTGATTGATTCTACTGATAGAATATTAGATTTAATACCAGACCAACAATACCGGCGCACTAAATTTTTTACTTCGACAAATGCTGGTGCTATTCGCTTGTTGTCGGCAAATGTTCTTGCAGCGCGTAATTCAAAAACACTTGAACGCATAACCGCAGACGAATCTTGGGCTTACGGCCACAACTGGCTGGATCAAATAAAAGACCGCATGAGCAGCTATTCTTGGAGTTGGCAGATGTTTTTGCCAACTTCCGGGCAAACAAAAGGAAGCGAACTAGACAAGATGTGGCAAAGGTCGCAAAAGAAAACTTGGCACATCAAATGCGAATGCTGCGGTGAGTTCATTCCTTACATTTGGAGGCAGGTATCGACCGGGAATAAAATCCCAGTTGGAGGTATGCGATGGGCTGCTAAAGAAGATTATACCAACGAGGAAGGTAAAATAAATTTCACCGCTTTGGCTGCATCAGTTTATTACGAATGCCAACTATGCGGAGGCAAAATAGAAGCCGATTTATCTAAACAAAAAGTTCGCAATCAAACGGGCAAGTATATTGCGCTGAATCCTTCCGGTGATGAATCTTTGGATTTTTATAGTTACAACGCAATGGCGCACATCGATTGGACTAATCTTGTGGAGCAGTTTAAGTTGGCGCAAATAAACCGCGAACGTGGCGCATTAGATTCTTTAGAAAACTTTGTGCGAAAACGGCTGGCCGAAGCTTGGGCCGATGAAGATTACGTTTCAGCCGATGTGCAGCAAACCGCAGCAGGAGGTTACAATTTGCAGAACGCCTGGGATGCAGCAAATCAATTTATATTTTGCACAGTAGACGTGCAAAAGGATCATTACTATTACTTGATTAGGTCTTGGGCCATAGTAGAAGGAACGTTAAGAACGAGATTACTTGATTGCCGGAAGGTTGTGACAACGGGCGAAATAGCCGATGCCTGCAATCGCTGGAAGATTCCGCAGAACGCTTTGGGTTCTGGCGGTGCTTGCCGAGTATTTTTAGATGGAAATTATAACACCAACCAAGTGCAGCGTATTGCGCTAGAAAACAACTGGATGGTGTTTCGAGGTGATTCAGCTAAGGATTACATGAACCGAGATGGCTTTCGCCGCATATATTCTGATTTGAAGCCAGTTGACGCATACGATGGAACTTCTGGAAGCCGAGGTGCCAGGGTTGGGCAATTCTTCTTTTCTAAGCAATCGGCAAAAAACCGCCTTAGTTTGATACGCTCGTTAACCGACCATCGAGGCGATCCAATATGGACGCACGCAGATGACGCCGGCGCAATGTATGAAAGGCAAATAAATGCTTGGGCTAAGATTGCCAAGACTAAGCCAGATGGTTCCGTTTTCTACGATTGGATCAATCGCGACAAACACAACGACCACTTTTATGATTGCGAGGCAATGCAGGTTGTTTGCGCTGCGATGTGCAAGTCACTAGGAACTGAAAGTATTATTGTAGATGAGGAGTGATTGTATTGACAATAAGGTTTGATCGACTAAGTTATGTGAATAGCAAGAACGCTATTATTAACAATAATAATATAAATATGAGACACGTAGGAATACAAAAAACTAGCATGGGAACATTAAGAAAAACAGTTGATGTTGATTATTACGTTCCGCGAAAAGGCGACACGCTTAAATTGTGGGGTGTAAGAGTTAAACTAACAAAAGACCTAAGACCTAGAATTAAAGTAGGTTGGGATGGCGAAAAATACGTCGGCAGTATAATGAGAACCAATGATGGTCTAGACAAAGTGGTTTTTGCAGGAGGCGACGGGCTTGGTTGGAGACAAGGCGAACCTTACGAAAAGCAAAGTTAGTAAATTACTAATTTACCAAACAAGCTCCACAGCAATGTGGGGCTTTTTTTGGGGCGTGAAAACATTAGGGCTTTCACGCCCCTTTTTTGTATTAATTTAGGCGCATTGACATTTTATAGTTTTTTGCTCATAAAGAAAATACATGAGAAGTCTTTTGTTTGTTATATGGATCAAATCGTCTAAAGACGCGGCAACCGCATTGTCTATAATAGAGACCTTGGCACTTGGTGAGTTTGATACGCAATCAAGAGGTGGCGCACGCATTGTTTCTGCAAATGTAGCAGGAAAACAATTTCAATACGAATTACCGGCTGAATGGTCGGCCCAAGATTTTATTGAGCAACTGAGGTTGCTTTACAAGGTTGTTACAACTGGCGGTGCTAGTGGCGGTCAGATGACAGATTCTGAAATAGAATCATACGTCATCGATGCAGACAACCAAGTCACGAACGTCACCAAAGCACGCTTTGCTGACCAAGCAGGAGGTAGATACTAATGGCAATTAAACCAATCAAACTATTGCCAAAGTTAAAAAAAATAACTTCTGGCGTGACTTCATTCTGGGGAAGAGGTGGAACTAATGAGTTTTACCCTGGCGGTGCAGACGATCAACGTAGATATGGTCGTGGTAAATTAGCTAGAGACATTGCAGAACTTATGGTGGAAAACCGCCAAAAAATGCTTCTTGGCGATAGCCGTTACATTTACCAATCATTTTCAACTGTATCTGGCGCAGTTAAGCAGAAGGCAAATTACGTTTATGGAAACGCTTGGAGGCTGCAATCTTACAGCAAAGACACCGAGTTTGCTATGGCCGTGGAAAAGGACTTTGCGCAAATTGACAGATTGCTCGATACGCGTGGCACAAGTTTTTCTTTTAAGAAGTCATCTTGGCTAGGATCAAAGACAATAGATGTTGATGGCGATTACTTTATTATTTTAACGGAAAATGCCGACACCGGCTTTCCTAAACTGCAATTTTTAGAATCTCATCGAGTTGGATCGTTTGGTCTCAATGGTGAGCATACAGTAAAAAATGGTCGTTATCGCGGTCTTAGAATTTTTGCTGGCGTAATTGTTGATGAGTATATGCAGCCAATTGCATATCGCGTATTAGATGAATCTTCTAAAGAAGGGCATCGAGATGTAAATGCTAACAGCATGATTCACGTGGCCGACCTAGAATGGTTCAGCCAAAGTCGCGGTCAACCATCAGTCGCAGCTGCAATTCTAGATTGGTATGATTTAGCCGAAACTCGAGATGCAGAAAAAATTGCAGAAAAGGTAAACAGCGCACTAACATTAGTAGAATCTAATGAAGCAGGTCGTGCTGATATGGGAAATAGCATTGTAAACCCACAGCCTGGTAGCGATGGTCGATTGCAAACCCAATTATTTGATTCTGGATTAGTTCGATATATTAAAAATGGCGGTTCACTTAAAGCACATCAAAGCAACCGACCAAGTGACCAATGGCTAAACTTTACAAAGCTAGTCGAATCATCCGCTTTTTATGCGCTAGGTTGGAGACGGGAAATGCTCGATTCATCCTCTGTTGGTGGTGCCGGCGTTCGTGGCTTTGCTGCAGACATTAATAAATCAATAGCAACAAGATGTGAAATTATTGAAGCAGCAATGAAGCGTGCAGCAATTTATGTAATATCTAAACGGGCCAAACAGGGTGTTTATGGTGATCTTCCAGAAGATTGGTGGAAGGTTGGTTTTACAAAGCCGGCTCAATTTACTGTCGATGAGGGTCGTATGCGCGCAGCAGACATTGCTGATTTAAGAGCAGGATTAACTACTGAAGATCATATTGTAGAAGCACGCGGTATGGATTATGAAGAACTGCTGCGCAAGCGTGCTGCAAACTTAGTTTTGAAAAAACAAATTGCCGAGGAAAATGGATTAAACCCAACTGAACTCGGAACAACCGCAATGCCCGGTGATCCAGTTGAACTCGTAGAAGAAGAAACTGGCGAAACAACCGAGCAACAATCTGAAGAAACTCAATCGGAGAACTAACTAAAATGGAAAAACCAAACAAACAAACATGGTATGCAATGGAACAAGAAGCTGATGCCGAAGGAGTTAAATCTTCTAAGGCCGAAATCTTTGTTTATGACGAAATCGGAGGCTACGGAATCGGAGCAAACGAATTCATCCAAGGTCTTGATGGACTTGGAGAAGTTGAACAAATCGACCTGCGAATTAGCTCGCCCGGTGGATCAATCATAGAAGGAAATGTAATATTTAATGCAATTAAACGTCATCCTGCAAACGTTACAGTTTACATTGACGGCATGGCTGCATCGATGGCTTCTGTCATTGCAATGGCTGGCGATGAAATTCTCATGGCCGACAATGCTTTGCTAATGATTCATAATCCTTGGACTGTATCAATTGGCGATAGCGAGCAGCTTCGCAAAGATGCCGATCTTATGGATAAAATGAAGTCGGCAATCACTAATGCATATAGCCGTTCTAACTATTCTGAAGAAGAACTTGAAGAACTCATGAATGCAGAAACTTGGTTCACAGCTGATGAAGCTATTGAAGCAGGATTTATTGATGGCACTATTGAAGGGCTTAAAGCAGCTGCATCAATTGGAGAAATGGCTGCAATTGCATCCCAGGCAGGCGCAACGCTTCCAGTTGAAAAAATAGTTGCTAGCATTGTTAACAAGCACGATGGAATAGTATCGAAGCTAGAAGATCACATTTCAGATGTAACAGATCAACTTGAGCAACGTGAACAGGAAATTGCTGAATTGCAAAATTCTAAAAAAGACTATATCTCTCAAATTGAAGGCATGAAAGATACTCACGCAGAACAATTAGAAGAAGCATCTAAAGCAACAACTCAAGAAGTTGCGGCTGCGGCTGCGGAACTAATGGCTTTGCAAACCGCAGAAGCTGTTGCTGAAGCATCTAATGAAGCGGATGGGCCAGTTAGCGCAGACTCTTTTTGGGATGAATACAAAGCAGTCGGCAAATCACAAGGTCTTGAAGCCAAGAATAAGTGGTATGCCGAAAACAAACATCTACTAAACAAATAATTTCACACAACCAAGTGAATCTTAACTAAAACAAATAAAAACCAAATATTATGGCTAATACAATCGCAGGGGCAAATCTTGCCGAAATCGCACAGGAAAGCTTGGCTGGACTAAGTTCTCTTTTCGCTCCATTGAGCGCACTAACAACTGACTTCTCAGCCGACATCCAAGGTGCCGGTGAAAGCGTCACAACTCGTTATCCAACTAAACCATCTGCTTCAAGCATGGCAGCAGGAATCAAAAGCGCAGCACAAGATGTCGCAATGACATCTGCAACTGTAACACTTGATTCACATCAAGGTTTTACTTATGGATTTACCGATCTTGAGCGCAGCAAGTCTTCCATTAACCTAAACAACCTTTTCATTGAGCCCGCACTTCAAGCACTTGGTGACAAAGTTTTTGGTGACATTTGGAATTTGATCACAGAGGCAAACTTTGCAACTGAAACTGCTGCAATCACAGCCGCAAACTTTAGCCGTGATGATATTGCCGATCTTAATGCTACACTTACAAGCACTAAGAAAGCACCACAAGGCGGTCGTTCTGTGTTCATGAATCCTACTTACTACTCATCACTTGTTAAGTCTCTTAATGGCGCAGATGTTCCTGGTCTTTTAACAGAAAAAGCTGAAGCAATCGTTCCTCGCGTTGCTAAGTTTGACATCTATGAAAGTGATCTTTGCGATGGCAACAGCGAAAACCTTGAGGGCTTTGCATTCCAACGCAACTCGCTTCTAATGGCTGGCCGTGGCGTTGATACTGAAGGTGCTGAACAAGCAGGCATCGAAGTAGAAACTGTTGTGATTCCAGAACTTGGACTTCCAGTTCAGTTCCGTAGATTCTACGACAACGATGGTGTTTTATACTACAATTGCAACATTCTCTACGGAGTTGCAAAGGGCGTTGATTATGGCGTTCGCATCGTTTCTGCTTAATTGCTAATTTAAAAGCCGTCACTTGCGCTGCAGGTGGCGGTTTTTTTTAACCTAAATTTATTATGTTTAAACCATCAGCCACAATACACAAATCACCAAGCGGTGCTTTGTCTGTTTTAGTATGTTCTGAAGATGCCAATGAATGCTTAATTGCTTACAAGGCTTGCGCAGAACCCGGTCAGGTTGCTTATTTGCGACATGGTCATTTTGATAGATTCAAAAAAATACCAATTGATATAAAGGTTGCTAAACCAAAAGCAGCTAAAAAGACTTCAAAAAGTAAAAAGACAATTTTGCAATAGGGGCATTGTTATCGTATAAGCGTGTGGGCCGTCATCTACTATTGTGGGTGGCGGCTTTTTCGCATCTTGCCAAATCGTCAATGTAGCTTTACAAACAAGTTATGAGCGACTTTAACGACTTTTTAAATATCGGTTGCCATGACGCTGCAGGTATCATGGGCGAATCAATCGAGATCAACGGCCAAACTGTAAATGCGGTATTTGACGAGCAATTAAGCGAGTGGGATATGAACGAGCATGGTGATTACGAGAATCCAGAGACAAAGCTAGTCGTTGCAACGCTAGACCTTAGAACTATTCCAAATAAGAAGGATAGATTTGTGAGAGTAGAAACTGGCGAGACCTTCTTTATTACTGAAATAAGCATCAGCACCGGCAACGTCGAAATAGCAGCTCGTAATGAAACCAAATTAGATGTCTAAACAATATGTTACTTTAAACGACGATGTATTTCAGCACAAAATACGGAAGCTAGTTAAAAAATGGGGCGTTGATGAAAAGGAGTTTGTGCAAGAGCAAGGTGCATTGTTTTTAAATGACATTGGACGCTTTGTTCCTCCGTATAGGACATTTCCAATGGGCCGAAGCAGGTCAATGGGTAAAGCCCAGGATAAAAAGGCAGGTCAGCTAGCAATCGAGTATGATCTAAACAAAATATTTTTTGTTCCAGAAGCACGTGTATTTACATGGGCTGAGAGAACATTTGCTACAGGGCAAATCTACAAAGGAAGGAAAGTTATTGGCGCAGGAGTAATGAAATCAATTGACGAAATGCGCAGATTCCACAACTCGCAGCGCAAATCAAGCAATGGAAGAACTAGGTCTTTGAAAGGTTTGCAACAAATGTGGGTTTCTCCGGATATGTTTAAAAAGTATTTAAAGCTGCAAATAGCAGATGTCGGCATTGCTAAAGCATCAATTGCTAAAGCTATATTAAGACTTAACCCAGCAGCTAAAATACCATCTTGGGTTAGAAAGCAAATGTCTAAAGCAACTGGCAACTCTAGGATGGTAAAAGTTAATGGTTCTTGGTCAGCTGTTTTTAAATCAAGAGCGTATGGTTTGCAGCACGTATCTGGTAAATCAATTAGGATTGTGCAAGCTGGCCGTTTAAAGGCTATGGAAAAGCGTCTAAAGTTTATATTTAAAGATGCAGCTCAAAGATCTGGCTGGAAAGTGCGCTAATTGACAAAAACAATTAGAGCATATACAAAGAAATCATGCCGGCTTCATCTTACACAGAATTGTTTAACTTTGAAGGCAATGTCGAATCTGCTTTTAAAGAATGGCTTGCTGACCAATTAATAGAAGTGCGCGAAACTTTAGGGCTAGAAAGTCTGCCAGATGATTATATTGGTGTGACTTTTAAACTTGGAGCGGTAACTGGTCATTACAATCCATCGCCTGGAGGCGCAACTAATCCAACTTATGATCAATATGAATTTGATTTAGATTTTGTAATACAAACTCGCAGGCATAACGAGGATGGCGAGCTAGTCAAACACATTAGTTCTAGGCAGCATGGGCTTGTTGCGCTGCTTCGCACTTGGTTAAGTCTTTTTAAGATAAAAGGTTCTAGTTTAGAATCATACCTTAATTATTACCAAATAGAATTTTTGCGTCCATCTGGAACTGCAAACGACGTTGATGATGTTTTTGACATCACAACTTTGTCTTATGAAGGCCAAATTTCAATAGTGACAACAGCGTGGCCAACTGTATAAATTAAATAAACGGCAAATTGCCACAACTAACTAAAATATTATGTCAATACCAACTTCATCCACAACAAACCTTCCACAAGGTTTTGAATCAGTAACAATCGGTGCCGGAGAAACTGCAATTTCATACATTATTGATGCAGTTTCTGGCGCATCACATGCAAACAGAGTAATTAGTCGCACAGATTCTAAAGGTGATCGTGCGGATTTTATGATTCGTAATGGATCAGATCAAATTGAAGTTACATATACACTTCAACGTTCAACAACTAATACAATTCTTCCACAAATTGGTTTTGGTTTTACTCATGACTATGATCGCAGCGGCACACCATCTAGTTTTATCGTTAAAGATGTAACAGTAAATCGTGACAAAGATTCTTTTGACACATTTGAAGTAGTTGCAATTCGTAAAGCTTACCAATCTTAACTATGAAAGTTACACTTAAAACAGATAAATTTATACGCGGTTATTTGACCGCAGCTGGAACAACAGTTGATATTAGTGATGAGGTAGCCCAAGTTTTAATTGATTGTGGCTGCGCAACTAAGGATTCTGTTAAAACTAAAAAAATTAATAAAGCTGAAGATTAAAAAATAGATCTTTTAATAAATAGCCTTGTCTGCCCATTTGGTGGGCAGGGCTTTTTTGTATTATGATTGATGAATTGTCACTAGATTTAAAAAAGGCAAAAGCCAAAATTTACAAAAACAGGCTTTTAGCGTGGTGTTCAAATGAAGGTGAATCTTCTGTTGATAAGATTACGTTACTTCCATTAACGGCCAAAGCTTGGGTTGATTTAAATGTAATAGACAACAAATTTATTTGTGGAGGTGATCCAGCAAACAATGACATTATGGAATATTTGTGGAGAAATTCAGACAAATATAATTCAAAATCATCTAGAAAAACAAACAAAGCAAAGAAACAAATAGGCTATTTATTTGCACAATCTCAACCAGGCGAACTTAAAAAATTAGTCTATGAACATATATATGCAGCCTTTGAGGAATTTCCACAAAGCAATAATATTAAGGGTGAAACAGTAAAAAGAAAAAACACAATTGCTGAAATAGATGGCATAGTTGGCATCATTGATGAGGTCGCTGCTCGCTATGGACAGAATCCATCAAGTGTATTAAACTGGTCAATGAATCGCATTTTCCAATTACAAAAAGCAATCAGATTGGCAACTATACCAAATTACAAATTGGCTGAACCAAAATTGATTAAAATGATTAAACAAGAAATTTTAGAGGAACTTAACAATGGCACAAAAAGCAGACCTTAGAGGAAAAATAAATCTTGATTCGTCTGGATTTAAACGTGGCATTGCACAGGCTAAAGGTTCTGTTGGCACCTTTGTAAATACATTAAAAGGATCGCTGCTTCCGGCATTGGGTGCAGCTGGCGCGGCAGGCGCAATGATTTCTTTTGGTCGCAGGGCTATTGAATCTGCATCTCAAATTAAAGAGTTGTCGCAAGTATCTGGCGTTGGCGTTGTTGCATTTCAAAAATATGCAGAAGCAGCAAGAACTGTTAATATAGAACAAGAAAAACTTGCTGATATATTTAAAGACACTAGCGATAAAATCGGTGACTTTATTAATACTGGCGGTGGCCCAATGGTTGATTTCTTTGAAAAGATTGCACCACTAGTTGGAGCAACTAAAGAAGAATTTATGGGTTTAAGTGGCCCGGAATCTTTGCAGAAGTATTTTAATTATTTAGAAGAAGCCAACATACCGCACCAAGAAATGGTTTTCTACATGGAGGCAATTGCATCAGATGCAACTATGCTTATCCCATTACTTGAAAATGGTGGTGAAGCATTCAGAACATTAGGTGATGGTGCTGAAGAAGCAGGTCGCGTGATGAGCGAATCTACAATTGAAGCATTGGATCAAGCTAATGAAGAAATTGATCGCTTCATGCAAAATGTAACTATTTTTACAGGTCAATTACTTGCTAAGTTGCGTCCAGCCAAAGATGAATTGCGCGAATTGGCTATTGAACAACTGCGAGCAGAAGATGCCTTTTCCAAAGGTTTTTTCGGCAAAAGGATTGCCATGTTTACTGGTAGCGATGGCGATTTAATTCGTGAAAGGACTGCGTTGCTAAAACAAGAAGCTGATGCGGCTGAATTAGTAAGAATGCAAAATGAACAAAATGCATTAACTTTATCAAAAATTAAATCAATTAAAGAAGGTGAAGCAGCCAAAGCAGCCAAAGAAGCTGAAATGGCTGCCAAGTTGCAAAAAATAAAAGATAATGCTACAAGCAAACCAGACTTTGCAGCTATTGAAAAAGCGGAAAATGCCAGGAAGGAAAAAATACAAGAAATTCGTGAAACCATTAAGCCAGATTTAAATAAAGAAACTGAAGATGGGAAGGATGCTGGTAAAGCTTACTCAACTGGTTTTTTTGCAGAGTTTGAGGAACAATCAAAATTAAGAAGCAGCGATATATTAAAATCTGAAATAAAAGATATATCCCAACAAAGAGAAGAAAAAAGGCGCGTTGGTGATTTTAGTGGCGATAGGGAATTAAGAGATCAAGAAAGTGCTTTGCGTTCTGAAATGAGAGATGCAAGGGGTGAAGAACGGACAGAAAGACTTTTGCAAAGTCTTGGCCGAAAACCTAAAACACAAGATTCTAATTCTAGAAATGAACAAGGCAGATCAAAAGTTTCTGAGTATCATCAAAAATCTATTGAATTAAAAACAAGCATCAAAGAATTATTGGAGCCAGTTTCAAAATATTATGCTGAAGGCGCACTTTTTTCTTTAGAAAAAGATGCTTACCAAAGCCAAATTGAATTATACAAACTAACAGAAAAACAATCTGAAAATATAAAAACAGTTGTTGATAAATTAAATCGTCTCGACCAAGCACTTAGATAAATAAAATTATGGCAGTATATTATGTAAAAGGAATAAGTAAAGATGGTGCAACTTTTGGATATGGTGGATATTTTTATCCATTATATTTAACTGCAACTGAAGCTAACAATTCTAGCAGTAATACAAGTGGAACTTCTCATGCTCATACATTTTATGAGTTTCCGGGCAAATGGTTTTACATGCCAACGACTGGTGCGGTGCATGGAGCTGCAACTGCGCCAACTGGTTCATATGGCGGTGAAAATTATAGTGAATTTGTTGATCTTGGAATCAATGGAATACCTTATAGACCAAAACCAACATCTACAAATGAATTTATAAGTTTAGACAGGCCAACTTGCACAGGTGGTTATTCAACAAAACCATTTAGAGATCATGGAGATATACGCACAAATATATTTTACCATGAAATGAAAGTTTTAACAGAAGCTTACACGCCATTGGCTGATGATAATACGATGACAACAGCAACTCAAAAACCTTTAAGATCGCCATTTCCAGATGATGTAGAGGCTTTTTACGTTGGTGATCAAAATGTTGCTGATGCTTCTGATGGATTTACAACATTTACACGTGTATTTGCAAACATTCCACAAACTAGATTTGATCCAACCGGGTTATACGCATTTGATTTTTCTGGCGTTACAACAACTTCACCAAACACAACAACGGAAACAAGGGCTTACGGCATGAGCCTAAGTCTACAAGGCTACAATGGCAGATATACATCTTCTGGAAGTCAAGATGGTGGCCGCATATCTTGGGCATTTGGCTCAGATTTGGGTAGTGGCAATATATTTGCAGGGTCTGTGAGTAACTCTGCTGGATTGGCGGTTGGTGATACACTTACTGTTGCATTTGATTCAATTGTTACACCTGCAAGTTCATTTGGAACAGCAAGCTTTGTTGTAGTAAGTGCATCAATCGTGAGAATAAATGGCAACTTTGTAACTTTCAAATTTCCTTATCAACGATATCAAGATTCCTACGAATGGAAATGGGCAGATGAAGCAAACTCAGCGGCATTTAGTAAGAACATTGTCACAAACGGAACAACAGTAAATGAGGGTGAAATAGAAACAAGAAATTCACCATCTAGAGAATTAAAGACGTATATAAAAACATCGCAACCAACAACTGAAGTTTTGGAAAACATGACGCAGCTTCCAAAATCTTTAACTACCACATCAATTCCGACAATTGCACAGTATAATGCAATGGTTGCAAATGGTGATTATTTAAATGGTGCGCCAGAAACTATTACTAGATGGATGGGCAACATCTATGAAAAGTCTTTAATACAAGTTAGAGCAATTAGTTAATGTATATTTCTGCCAATGGGAAACGTGTGCGAACTAAACTTGCTGAAATTTTAGTTCGTATGAATTATAACAAGTTAAAATGTTTAAGATTTGTTAAATATCCTGCACCTAAAAAAATAAGAGTTTACGCAAAAGGCAAAGATAAGGTTGTTGGTCATTTTAATGGAACCGTTCATGAAGGTTATGTTGTTGGACGAACAATCCAATGTTACCATCACGAAAAGGATCAACACAAATATTTTAGAACTGGTGACACAGTAGTAGAAACATCAGTTTTAAATGATGGCAAAGAGGATTGGTTTTTAACTGCAAGCCGGTTAGATGTGCAATATTCTGATCTAAGCACTAATGCTAAAGGATTTGGAAGTTATAAAACTGGCAAAGGTGAAGAATCTCCAAAGTTTCCAGCGGTGCATCTAACGAGAATACCTGCTCCAAGATCATGGCCAGTTCCATTTTTTCTAACACAGCCCCAAAGCTTTGTTTCATTAAATTATTCATTTTACTCAGAACCCGGTTATTAAGCTAATTATATTGGCAAGTGTCACCTATTGCCAAAATCAAAAAAACAGACTAAGAATAATCTATGGCGACCAAGATTTACATAAATACAGACTTAAAGGATTTGACCGCCAATGCGGTTGCTAACAAAAACAGACCATCTCAAGTAGTGCGGTTGCCGCAAATCGTTGAGGGCGAGACTGTTGACGTAGAATTGTCACTAGTTAATTCTAATGGTGGATATGATTCAAGAAGTGGTGATGCAGCCGTTGATTTGGCTGTTGCAATATCTGCAAAAGGTGCGGTGGCAACATCTGGCACATTTACGCTGACAGCCGGAACTGAAACAACCGCAGCAATTCCTTATAATGCATCGGCTGAAGCGTTGCAAAATGCTTTAAATGATCTGAATAGTAAAACAGGGCCGTATGGATCAACAGTAACTGTAAAAAAATTAAACATAGGGTCGTATCGTATTATTTTTGACGCAGTTGGCGCACGCACAATTTTCGGCGGCACAAGTATTGACATTGCACCAGAATCTGAAGTTACAATTGGAACATCGGTTGTTGGATCAGCAACGATCCAGGCGCAAATGATCATTGAGATTAGCCAACAGCCAGCGATTTACACTAGCACTTGGACAACTGGATCAAACAAATTTAGCGGTCAATTAGACGCAAACACAGCCAGAGTGCAGGAATTGATTGCAACTGGGCAAGATGCATTTTTTGAAGTTAAAGCAGGCAATGATGTTCTTTGCCAAATACCAATATCTGTATTGTCGGCTGTTGCTGCACCAAACAGTTTGCCGGCACATGTTTTACCAAGCAACTTAAACGATTTTGCTAATGATCCTAGCACTAATGGTAAATTTAACGTCACTAATTGGCTGACTGATTTATTAGCACCACACACAAAAGCTGTTTGGGGATATATAACAGGCACACTAAGTGACCAAACAGATTTGCAAGCAGCATTAGATGCTAAAGGTAGTGCAAGCGATGTATCTACCAACACCACAAACATAGCTACTAATACGACAGAAATAGATACGCTATCTAACAGTCTAAGTAGTGTAGCTGATCAAACAGCTACCAACACTTCAAACATAGCTACTAACACATCTAATATATCAACAAATGCTTCTGGCGTATCAACCAATGCTAGTAACATAGCAACCAATGCTTCTGACATTTCAACTAATGCTAGTGCTATATCAAGTAACGCTAGTGCTATATCTACTAACTCTGATGATATATCTGCACTAGATTTATCAAAAGCACCTTTGGCTGGCCCAGCATTTACTGGCAACCCAACCGCTCCAACAAAAAATGCAGCTGACAATTCTACAAGCATTGCAACGACAGCCTATGTAGATGCGCAAAATTCGCCAAACAACAAAGGGTTTTTTGCTAACCCAGCCGCATTGATTTCTGCATATGCAACAGGTCAAAGTGGATGGTATGCCATCGTTGGAACTACTGACACTTTTTGGGTGTGGGATGCCGATGATTCTGCTTGGGAAGATACCGATTCCAATTCAGCAGGAACAGTAACATCTATTTCAGTAACTGGTGGAACCGGCATTGATTCAACTGGTTCACCAGTTACTGTAACTGGAACCATTGATGTTGCTTTAGATTCAGCAACGCAATCAACTTTGGCAAATGTTTCAACAAACGCTTCTGCTATATCTACAAACGCAACCAACATTGCAACAAACACTTCTGATATAGCTACCAACACTTCTGATATAGCTACCAACACTTCAGATATAGCAACCAATGCAAGTGATATATCTACCAACACTTCTGATATATCTACTAACACTTCAGATATAGCAACCAATGCAAGTGGTATATCTACTAACACAGCTGCTATATCAACAAACACATCTAATATATCAACAAATGCATCTGGCGTATCAACAAATGCTAGTAATATAGCTAGTAATACTAGCAACATAGCTTCTAACACTTCTGCTATATCTACTAATGTTGCAAATATATCAACAAACACATCTGGTATATCTAGTAACGCTTCTGATATATCGACAAACACATCTGATATAGCAACTAACGCTAGTGATATAGCAACTAACACTTCTAATATTGCTACTAATGCTAGCAACATAGCTTCTAACACTTCTTCTATATCAACAAACACTTCTGATGTATCAACTAATGCTAGTGGTATAGCGACAAACGCTAGCAATATATCAAGCAACACAAGTGATATAGCAACTAACACATCTGCTATTGCTACGAATACATCTGCCATTGCAACAAATGCATCTGGCGTATCGACCAACGCATCTAACATATCGACGAACACTTCTAATATAGCGACAAACACAAGTGACATATCGACGAACGCTTCTGATATATCTACCAACACTTCTGATATAGCGACAAACGCTTCTGGTGTTTCTACAAATGCATCAAATATAGCTAGTAACACTTCTAGCATATCAACTAATGCTTCCGATATATCTGCACTAGATTTATCAAAAGCAAATTTGGCATCGCCTGGATTTACTGGAAACCCAACCGCTCCAACTCAAAACGCAGCTGACAATTCTACAAAGTTGGCAACTACTGCTTACGTTGATGCGCAAAGTTCTCCAAACAATAAGGGATTTTTTGCAACTGAATCAGCACTAACAACTGCTTATGCAACGGGCCAAAGTGGATGGTATGCTATTGTTGGATCAACAGACACATTTTGGGTTTGGGATGCAGACACATCTGCTTGGAAAAATACTAATTCAGATTCACAAGGAACAGTTACTTCTGTTTCAGTAACAGGAGGAACCGGGCTGGCATCAACTGGTTCGCCAGTTACTACATCTGGAAGCATTGCACTTGAACTTGATACTGCGACACAAAATACTTTGGCTAAAGTTGCAACAAATGAAAGTGCTATTGCAACTAACACTTCAGCTATCGCAACTAATACAGCCGATATTGCTAGTAACGATGCTACTTTAGTCTCTCATACAAATAACATTTTAATTAACGCATCTAACATTACTGCAAATCAAAATGCCATTGCCCTTAATACAGCTAAAGTTGGAATCACAACAGCTCAAGCAAATGCTATAACTAGTAATACGAATGATGTGCAGGTTAATGCAGCTAATATAGCTCAGATTGCTACTGACACTAATACTAACACTAGCGACATAGCTACTAATGTAGCAGCACTTCTTCTTAAAGCACCAATTGCAGACCCAGATTTTACTGGAACTGTTGGCATAGCAAAATCTGGTGTTAATGGTGTGCTAGATATAAATGGAAATGTGTATATTGAAAACGGAAAAATTGAAGGTGACACAGGAAGTCTTGATTTCGATAGTAATCAAGCTCAACTTATATTAGGAACTTTTAAATCAGATGCTATAAAAGTCGAAAGAGTTGATGCCAACAGCACACTAATATTTAAAGTAGATGCAAGTTCAGCAACTACTGGCAAAGCAACAATGCTGAATGCTGAAGTTAGTAATAATTTAACTGTTTCTGGTAAATCTGTTGTAAAAGAAATAGAATCCTTTGGTGGTGCAGGAGGTAGTCCAGATGGAATTACTATAGATGCACTTCACGGCACGCTCAATTTAAATGCAGACGATAATGTTGAAGTTGATGCGACTGGAACAATTAAATTAGACGCAGGTCAAACAGTTGCATTGTCTAGTGATCTCATAATCAATGACGGTGACATTGACGTTGATAGTGATCATCGTATTAGTGTCGGACAAGTAGTTACTAGCAAAATATTATGTGAGGGAGCAGGCGGTTCTGCAACTGCTCAACCAATAACATATGACTCTAAGGAACACCGCTTTAGAGATTATGATGGATCAACTAATGGGCCGACAAATATGTTGGTTGTAAATAAGTTTGATGGATATACTGGTGCAAGAGTTGGAATTAACAAAGACCCAAGTTCTAGTAACGCTGTTGCCCTACACATTGTAGCAGGTCAAAATTCTAGCACAGGTGTAAAAGACACAGGCTTAAAAGTTATTGGAGATGCTTTTTTTGATAACACAGTTAGAGTTGGTCATTATGCAACTGCTGATAGACCTACAAGCCCAATTGGATCAATTATTTACAATAGCACAACTCATGAATTTGAAGGTTTTTGCGGAAACGGAAAAGGTTGGAAGCAATTATCTTAAAAATTACTTAATGGAAATATTTAAATGGAAGATCATATTGTTACACAGTTTAAAATTTGGGGTTTAGTTTTCTTGGGAGAAATAACTGCATTTAATCTTAATGCCGGGGCGCAGGCGTTCATGTATTGCTGCGCAGGATTGGCATCACTAGCAACCGCGTATTACTACGTGTTCATCAAAAAATAAAATTATGAGTTTAGAACTAATAGCTATGTTGGGTGGCGGTGTTAGCGGATTTGTCATGAAGATGATTGCGGCACAAGCTGAAGCACAATCAAGAAACTTTGAAATGATGATTCAAAAGCAAGTTGCTGCGGATCAATCAGCCAACGAAGCCGCACAACGTGGCGGTGTTTGGGTGCGCAGAATCTTTGTTGGGTTCATATTGTTTGCTGTAATTCTTGCGCCATTTATTTTGTCGCTGACATCAACACCGATCACAGTTGAAAAAGAAGGATTGGGCGGTTTTTTTAAATTGATTGGATTAAGCGCAGGCGGTTGGGAATCGTTGGAAGGTTTTGTTCTGCTTCCAGAAGTAAGACAATCAATGCTTGCCATCGTTGGATTTTACTTTGGCAGCTCACAAGTTAAATGAATGAAGTTTTGCAAATCATTACGTCTCTTTGGCCCATTGGTATTGGCGTAATTACGTTAATTATTGTGTTGGCTAGAATGCATTACAATTTAGAAGCACTTACTGAAAAGGTGAAAGTCTTGTTTGATTTTCACAACAAACGCGAAAAGTAAAACGCATTTGCATCGCATTAAGTGCCATAATTTATGGCTACAAAAAAACAGCAGGACATACTCCATGATTACTTGGAGACGCAATCTTACAGAAAGACTGCTCGAAATTTGGGTGTCGATAAAAGATATATTGGCAGAACGATCAAATTGCTAGAAGCAAGGGGTGAAGTGCCTTGGCAATCTGAAGCACCAAGCCCGGCGCATTTGGAAGTCGGAAAGCGCACAGTTCAATACAATGCCGATGGCGAAGTAATCCAAGAATGGAGACGGCTTTATCCTCATGTGCAAGCCATGCAGGACTTCGTAGATGGTCTTTGCGATCAAGTTAAGGGGCAAGGCAAGGCTTCTGCCAGAAAGCCACTTAAAAGCGATTCTGATGACATTCTATTCGAGTTAGACATATTTGATGCTCATGTCGGTATGTATGCCGACGAAAAAGAAACAAAGGATTCCGACTATAATTGCGACATAGCTGCAAAAAGAATGGTTGATGCTGCGCAAGGTTTGGCAAATAGGGCCAGCCGACCTTCAAAATGCGTTCTTGTGTTTGGAGGCGATATGATGCATAGCGACAACCGGCGCAATCAAACCGAGGCTTCTGGTCATGTTTTAGACGTAGATACGCGCTACCATCGCGTGGTAGAATACTTGATTAAGGCGTGCCGAGATGTCGTAGAAATAGCATCTTCTGTCGCAGCCGAGGTCGAAATCGTAGTTTTAGAAGGAAATCATAGCTGGCACAGCGAGGTTTGGTTGGCAAAGGTGCTTGATGCTTATTACAGCAATTGCCCAAATATAAGCGTAAAAGCCGAGCCATCACCAAGAAAGCACCTGGTCTGGGGCGAAAATCTGTTAGTTTGGGCGCATGGAGACCGAATAGCTGCACAAAAGTGGCCGATGATCATAGCTGCTGAATTTGCGCAGCAATGGGGCCAAACCAAATGGAGGCATTTAAAGTGCGGTCATATACACCATAAAAAAACAATCGCGCCGGTTACCATCGATGAGCAATCTGGATTGGTTGTTGAGTTCTTAGAAGCATTATGCCCAACCGATGCATGGCATACGGGCGCAGGTTTCGTGGGATCGCAAAAGGGCGCAAGCGCATTTGAATACCATAAGACCAGGGGATTAATAACACGCTACTATCAACCAATATGAGAAATAGCGAGCAATCGGCTTTTAAAAACATAAAAGCGCAAATGTCAGAGCATTTTGACAATTTTGTATTTGTTATTTTAGACGAAGATGGTGAGGTATTTTATGGTTTCAAAAACAAGATTATTGGAAAGGCATTGCTGGCCGAAGCGGTAAAAGAATTAAAAGAAGAAGATGAATTCGAAGACGATTATTTATGGGAAGAGGAGGGCGACGGATGGGAAGAATTGGAAGACTAATTGCATTTAATGGTGCTAAAACTGTGGGAAAGACAACCATTGCCAAAGCGGTGGCTGCATTGAGCGATGATGTCGTAATATTATCATTTGCAACGCCTTTAAGGGCTATGTTAGAAGCTATGGGAATAGACCGGCACAACTTGGATGTTGGTAAAGAGGAACCAGTCAAAGGTCTAAATCAATCGGCTAGACAAATGCTTTGCTCGCTAGGAACCGAGTGGGGCCGACAAATGGTTTCACAAGAAATTTGGCTATGGGCTATGCAGCGTCAAATTGACCAAATTGTAAAAAAATCATTAAATCCAGGCGATCTAATAATAATTATTGACGATTGTCGATTTGCTAACGAAGCCGAGTGGGTTGCTTCGCAAGATGGGGTTGTTGTCAAATTATACCGAGATGGCATTGATTATAGCCAAGATCATAGCAGCGAAGTGCCATTGCCAGACGAATTGATTGATTATGTATTTGATGCCGGTGGCGTTCAAAACTGCTTAAAAAATATTGTGCAGAATATTCTCGCACATTAGTTGACCAAAGCAAATGAGGCTTTTGTCTCCTAAGATGTAGCATATCTGCTGCATCCAATAATAATCGGTCATCACGGCCAAATATAACAATAATGAATGATATAAGTATAAAAGCTATTAAGTTTGAGGCTGAAGTAGCTATTGAAAAAATACTAGCAGACATGCAATCAAAAGGTGTAGAAGTCTTTAGGTTGCAGGTCTTTAAGAAAAAAAACACCGCACCGCAGGTCAACATTGTAGTCGATGAGCAAGGAGGTGGCCGATGAGCCAAATAGTTGCTTACGATAAAATTAACGATGCCCCAGGAATTGAGATGTTTGGCAATGCTATCTGCCGATCTGGGATGTTTGGCTGCGAAAGCAAAGAAGCAGGTATTGTTTTTGCGCTACAATGTGTAGCTGAAAACAAACCACCATTGGAAATGGCTAAGAATTATCACCTTGTGAAAGGCAAATTGACCAAACGCGCAGATGC